TGAAACGAAGTTCTGGTACACTCAGAGAGCTGCGCAGGACCAAAGCCTCCAGCTCGGCACGGGCGTCCTCACCGATGTAACCTCCGGAAACGCCGGGGATAAAGTCACCGAACTTGGCATAATTCTTAATCAATACTCCGCCTAGCAAGGATAGCAGGAAATTCGTAGAATCCTCCTTATCTTTGCGCAAAAAGTATTTGGTGAGCTTTTCTATATCAGAATTATCCATGTTTTCTAGAATCCCGATAAATATGCGCCCAATTCTTTCAGCTGTATTCTCTCCTTCTGTAGATGCGTTTCTTACTTGAAGAGCCAGTTTCTTTAATATATCAACAGAATCGCTCATTCTCCTATTACACGAAAAACAGTTCTATTAGATTTTAATTTCCCTTCACCGTTATAAAGTGGCATACCGCATTCTTTTAGGTAAAGCACGCATTCTTTCAGGTAGCGGTCAGCTATGCTACATGCATCGCTATACACCATCATCTTTTCCTTGAATACTGTATGACTGCTATATTCACCTTCCTTGTTCACGAAGCCAAAACGGGATACATTCCCATCTCCATTTTTGACAATACAGGCATAGGTATAATAAGCCAAAGCTACGCGAAGTCCAGTGATGATTATCTTCTTTTTACATTTAGTTTCATAAGTACCTCCGTCAAGCAGTAGCTGGTATTTTTCAGGATTTTTTTTCACGTCAAGGAACAGTTCGTCTCCCAACGCTGATTTGATGTAGATATTCTCCGACTCACGGATGTAGGTTTCTATCTTGTCAGGATCGAGATGTACAGACATTCCGCGAGACAAAGCCGATACCTCATCTGTTGTTATTAGATACTGCTGCATTTCGTACATACTTTAATGGTTCCACACTATAATCATTAGAGGGGTTGACTACTTCATACCAATAGCTGAATATACGGCTAAAGGTACGCTCTATTAAGCGTTGTTGCTTGCTTACGATAGAATTGTAATACTCGAAAGCATCTTCCAAAATATCGCCTGAGAATCCGACTTTACCAATACGGATGCAATACCATGGCTCTTGGCCATAAGCTGAATAAATACGTTCAACCACACTTGCGTCAGTAACGGTAAATTCTTTGTCGTAATTTTGTGAGTTCAGATTTATTATTTCAGGTTTTTCCTCATCGCTTTCTAAAGTAACTTCCATAATCTTTCCTGCATTCGTATCACCTTGCAACTGGATGAGTGTATTTGAGAAACTGTCGTCATCGTCTGTATCTTTCACTTCGTTGCCTTCTTCGTCAAAGGTTATGTTCGATCCCTTTTTGGTGAATACCATAGCGCCAGGGAAGAAATTATTTCGTACATTTCTGTACTTGACATTGGACAGCCCTTCATCGGTACTCATTTCTGTAGCCACCCGGTCACCTTTCCCGACAGGATAAGTATTTTTCCCGGCCATTGACACCCATAGGATTTGACCTTTGTAGTATTCAATGCCTCCGGCTGCTTCTATTTGAGCCAGTATAACATCTTTTTGAGGGTTAAAAACATCTATATAGTCGATGTTTTCTTTCTTGACCTGCAGAGCTTTCCCTTTACGTGTCTTCTTTCCGCTCCAGTCTGGATGTACTGCTATTTTTGCCACATAACCGTTTTCATCTTCTTCTGTCAGACGGCAATTTTCAAATGGTACGTGCTGCATCTCCACTATCTCACAGAAAACATTGTAGTTAACATGGATTGCTATTCCATTGAGTTCGGACATGTCTTTACATAGTAACATGTGCACATCATCCAATGTGTCACCTTTTCGATTGACTACATATTTGGAAAAAGCAACCTCACGGAATCCGTTTCCTTCAATGAAGTCAGCGAAACGGTCTGAGCATTCAGATGCAGTAGAGCTTGCAGCAATGATATTCTTTAATGTCTGCGGATATAGGTTGTCCTGTCCGTAGGCTTGAATTCCTAGATTTTGTAAATAGCTTGTATCAATGCGGTTACTGCTTTTCTTTTTTAGATCTCTTACTCTCATATTCGCGAGGTTTACGTTCGTCCTTTATTTCTTTTATTCAACTTTATCTTCGCCTTCTCCATTCATTGCGTTCACAATTTCAATGGCCTTGCTTAGATGCAGATTCAGAACTTTTTTACTGATTTTCTTGCCGTTGATTTGGAAATCTTTCAACGTGTCAGCCACGGATTCTTCAGAAACTCCGTCTTGCAATGATTCTACCATTGAATCAAGCAGGCTTTGATTGTATCCACATTTGTTAACACGTTCTTTCCAGTCCGTAGGTACATGGGCGAAATAAATTTCACCTTTCGGATTTTTGGCAAGGTACTTTTCAGCAACTTCATCAGTGAGGTTGTCATTAGTGTACATTTTATTGCTTCCGAACTCCGGTTGAAGCAGGACACCATTCTTTAATATATAATTACATTTTTCTTTCATACGGTTATTCTTTTTGATGTAAACAGTCATTTCGATTACAGCATCGCGATAGCAGTCGTTACATGATGTCTTAGTGAATTCTTTTCCTAATACTTCCTTGTACAATCTTTCTATCTCCGATTTATCAGAAGAGGAGTAGGAGGGAAGATCTCCTAGCTCCTTTAATTTATCAACCACTTCTTCTAACTCCATAATTATTCAGTTGGTTTTGTCAGTGTTTCAACAAGCGTTTTTGTCGCATCGTAAGATGTTTTGTACAAGAATAATGCTGATTTGGGAACCTTGGTTTCTTGCAAAGAGATATTCCATCCCCCTTCCGTTTCTTCGGAATACTTGTCATTGCCGATCTCTGCGGCTTTCAAACCTTGGTAGTAACCGTAAACCTGGAAAGCTGAATCTCCCGGATTTTCGGTTTTATTTAACCCTTTGGCTTTATTTTCCAATACAACGACAAAATCACCGTTAGCAAGCCCATCAATAATGTCATTGCATACATCGGGGTCATTTGCTAATACAACCATGTTCACTGTGTTAGTGAACGTGTTACGATAGGTTCCTGTTGCCAAGGCTGTATTGGTACCTGTAAAGGGGGTTGCACCGAATACCTGTACCTTGTAACCTTTTTTACCTGTTTTCAGTGCAAGAGTTTCGATCACATTCTTACGGGTTGCGTTGAATGTAACCGCACCGAAATCCACGTCTGCGCGATTCATTATCACACCTTCCTGTTCCAGCCCGGGAACGATAGGATCATCGCACGATGGTGCGATGTCCTTTTTGATTGTTATATCACATATTGCCATATTTGCTCTTTTCGTTAGTATGCTACCTGTACCAACTCATCTTCGCCAATCATGGAGCCTAATTTTCCTGTTGAATAAATGTAGTTCTTGCGGGCTTTCTTATCAAACCAAATATCCAAGTCCGACATCGGTTCGGTGCCCTCACATCCATACATCAAGTTCTCAGGAGAACATAAAACAGCACGATGCGGTAAGTTAAGTTTGGTTTTGTTGTTCTGATAGGCTTGAATAAATCTATCCCAAATGGAACATTTAACGATGGTTGTTCCATCGTATTTGCTGACCTCTACACCGTCAAATACAACTTCCCAGGGCATGATTACCTTGTACTTTTCTTTCATATCGTGAGTCAGAGCATCGCACATTGACTTGGTGGCGAAAATTGCGCATCCGTCTTTTTGGAAAATCCGGCTGTCGGCATCTTGCAACATCGCATCGAATATTGATGTGGCAATGCCTGTTTCTTTCATCTTTGATTTTTGTAATGCATATGATTCTTCTGCGTTGGCTGCAATTTCAGTGTGCTGTCCGGTATTGTTGGTACAGATGGCAAACAGACGTTTGAAAAAACCGTCACATGTTTTAAATAGTTCGATGTTTACTCCGTCAGTGATTTGACCACCTCCAGTGACAGACGCTGCTGATTTATCTCCAAACCATGTAAAACGCCACATCATTTTCATCATAGCTTCAGACAGCTTCGGCAGTACAATACCGTCCATATATTCGGTCGATGTCAGGTCTCCTATATTTGTTCCCGTTTTAAGGCAGTACTTGGCAATGGTGTTTTCCAAGTCTGTATAGCACATTTCCAAAGGAATTTGCCAATCCCCGATTTCCCATTCCTTTTGGGCGGCAGCGATAGCCACTTTTTTATATTCAGGGTCGCATCCGGAGCCGGCTACTCCGACATCTTCCATTTCACCGATAAAACCAGCTTTTTTACCGTTAGTCACATTGGGCATAAACGTCATGAAACGCTCCATGTCCTCGTTTTGAAAGACTGTTAACTGAATAAGGTCTTTCAAGTCTTTTACAGCCTGATTATCAGGTGTAAGTTTGTCAAAATCTAAAATAGGCATTTCCCCTCCTTTTATTACTTGTTGTTTCTTTTTTCTCTTTCTTCACGAAGTTTTCTCTGAATAGGCGTTTCATTTTCTTCTACTCCTTTTATACCCTTGTTGAACGTTTGGGTACGAGCTGACACTTTATAAGTACTACAATGTTTTGCCAGCCAGTTTTCGCCCCCGGCCATACGGACTGCGTTCAGAATCTTGTTGTCCTCAATGGTACGGGCATTCGTCTTTAGAGAAGCATTCTCAGTTTCCAACTCTTCTATACGGGCTTTTAAAGCTTTCACTTCATCCTCTTCCAATTCATCAGGATCTTTAATTTCTGTAATAACGCCATCTGTCACAATGATAGTCTTTCCGTCAGGCATGACATGTTCGCCATCGGGACTTGCTGTATCTCCTACTTGGGGTTCACCTTCATCTCTTTCCACGGTAAGCGTGTTACCTTCGGCATTTGTCAATTCCATAGATACGACCTGTACGTCTTCAATTTTTTGATAGCCGCATTTGGCCAGCAGCCTGTCTATGATAGTCTGCTTCACTGTTACTTCTTTTTCTTTGTTCATTTTTTTGTTATTAAATGTGTAAGTTCTCCCTTTGGCAGTTGTAGGCATAAGAACGGTCGTGATAAAACCTAATTGTTTGGCTGTTTCACCACCAAACCAACCGGCTTTATTCATTTGGGCTTCGATAACTGAGGCTTCCGATCCTGTGCGTTCTACATACAAAGCTAGCATCTTGTTTTTTTCACTCTCCAAGTTTGATTTTATTGATTCTAGGGTTTCAAGATCAAGGTCTCCATCGTATGAAGCCATATAAGGCTTGTGAATAAGAAACTTTGCATGTGGATAAGCAAAACGTCTTTCTTTTGCAGCGGCCAATAATATCACGGTTGCCATGGATGCACATCGTCCTACTGCAGTACAGCTGATTTGCTTTCCTGAAGCACGTAAGGCGTCATAAATGGCATACCCTTCAACGGCATCACCACCGCATGAATGTATCTCAATATCAATAACGTGGTCATTCGGATCTATCCAAGATAGGAAATTTTGAATATCGGGAAAAGACAATCCCTCTTCACCAGTTAGATACCAATTTTCCATTTTGTCTTTATCCGCAACAATATCTTTGTTGATGTATAATTTCGCCATATATAATCTATTTTGAAGCAAAGGTAAAAAACGGTATATGGCTATAAGAATTTCAGAACATAATAGCACTGACACGCTTTGTCAGTAAAAAAAATAGGGGGAAGAATAATCTTCCCCCTTATTGAATTGAAACGTCAACGGACAACCTGTCAATGACTCTATAGATGGTCCTTTCTGAAATGCTGTATTCATCTGCCAGGTACTGCATGATATATGCCTTTTTATGACCTTCAGCCGTAAGACGGGTGTAGTCTTTATACATTTCCAGGTATTTAATATCTGATGCATCTAATGACATTTCAGACATTATCCTAAGAGTGTTCCTGTTTATATATAATAGTTCGTATGCTTTCATAAACTACCGCTTTCTTCTATGTATTTAATTCTATTCGCAACTGAAGTAAACTCTTCTACAGAAACGACAGGGGCAGGAGCCATCATCATTCCTTTGGCGACTGCTCTGGCCAGCATATCTTCGCCTAAAGTTTGATTATTCGTTGCTGTTACATTAATAGGTACACCTCCACCCATCATATTGAAGGATGATAGGATAGGGGCGAACATGGACGTAGCTTTGGCAGTTATAACGGATTCTCCATTCGACAATTGTGCCGGAATACTGTCGCTCGTTCCTGTCCCCGGTCCTGTAACCAAACCACCTTCTGCAAATTTAGCACTTTTTACTATCTTAACAGCATTTGCAATGTTAGAAAGGATTGTTGCAATACCTGATGCCATTGTAGCTATACCAAGAATACCTTTCCCTGATTCAGCGGATACCATTTTTGCGATCGCCTTACCTGAATTGATGGCGATCTCTGCCAAAGCCAACATTTTGCTTGCCATAGCAAATCCTCTGTCAGACTCCCCAATTTGTTCTGTGAGAGCTACAAGGCCATTTGTCACCTGTTCCATTGCTTCATATTTAGTTTGTTCTATTTCAATCTCCTTATCGCTCAGTTCTTTTTTGGATTCCAGATAAGCATTCTGTGCTTCCAGCTTGCGAAGATTGAATGCTTCTATACTTTCACCTTCCATTTGCTGCAGGCTATCGAGCTCGGCTTTCTTTTGTTCCATCCTTATACGAAGAATTTCCTCTTCGTTATCATATGCTTGTGCGATTTCTGTTTCAAAGCGTATGCGCATGGCTTCCTGTTGCTTGTTGATAATATCCTGCTCATGAACTGTTGCCAGTTCGTCTATCTTGGTATTGTACTTTGCTTTAATGGCCAGTTTCATTTCTTCGGTTTGTTCTGTGCTGGTAAGTTCCGCCTCTTGTTGTGCTTGTAATTGTTGTATCTTTAACTGATACTCCTGCTCGCTGCCTTCCTTGACCGATTCCAATTGCAGGGATATCATTTTTAAACGGTTCTCCAGTTCTTTTTTCAGCTCCTCATCGGACAGCTTGCTAAGCTCCATAGATTTTTGTTGTTCCAAAGCCTTTATTTTGGCGTTGATGGCTTCACGAGCCTTAGCGGTAAGGTTCTCTTCTTGCTTTAAACTGATTTGCAAATCCTCAATCTGCCGGGAATAGTTCAATTCAATCTCTTTCCGTGCTTGTTCTCTCTTGTCTTTCACTAAGGCAAGCATAGCATCTTCTGCTGCCCTTACTGCTTCCAGTTCTGTTTGCTTTGCTTCCTTTGCTTTGTCTGCACCTTCCTGGCGGATAGAGTTTAGGGTGTTTTGCTGCTCTGTCTGACGGCCGTAACTATCTTCCATTAGCTCCTGAAGTTCGTTGAATTGGTCACGGAACACTTTAAGGTCTTCTATCGTACTATCTGATAATCCAAGTTTTCCTATTACTTCATCGGCTGTAATATCACCAGCTTTAATCTGCTCCATCAACTTGCGTACTTCATTGTTCATCTCGGTAAATCCAAGGGTGTTAGCCAGTCTTGCTTCTGCTAGTTCTGTCTGTACGGCAAGGTCCTTCTTCTCAATTTCCGCAGCTTTTTCCGCAGCTTTAATACGTTCCTGTGTGGATAGGGTTTGGTCATCTGCAGCTTTTTTCAGCTTCTCAATTTCAGCTCGGTTAGAGGCACGTGACATGGACAGCATGACTTCCCTCTTGTCTATCTCATTCAAGACTTCTGCCAGCTTCCACGCCTGTTTGGTTTCATTGACTATTTCATCACCGATACCAGCGAATATGGATTTGGCATCATTCCCCGCCTGTTTGAAGTTCCCGGTAAACAGATTCACTAAAGCACTTCCCAACTTGCCTGCCCGGTCTATTAAGACATTTACAGTGGCACCCAGAGCCCCCATTATTTTATTGGCTGCTTCCACGCCCTTCTGTGTTTTGGTGAACCATGATACCAAAGATCCTAAAGCTACAATTAATACTCCAATACCAGTTCCAAGTAGAGCAACTTTCAACAGTTTCAAAACTTTAACCCAGCCGGTTGTGGTGGTCGAAACAGTAAGCATTTCTGTTTTTACTCCAGACAAATAATTTCTTACTCCACCCAAGGAGGTCACCATTACATTTATCTGCTGCACGAACGGGATATTGGCATTGGCGGCTTCCATTATAGCTTCCTTGTAATTGCCAACATTTCGGTAATACCGCTGTGTCTCTTCTTCAGCGCCCTTTAGAGCATCAGTAACCTCATTAATCTTGTTTTTCAATTCTGTGCCGCTAGCACCTTTACGTTCCGCTTCGGATAAAGCATCGTATTCAGCCGTTAGGTTTGACAGTTTGGCACGGAGAGAAACAAGGCTGTTTTCTTGTGCCTTCTCCTGCTTGAGCTGATTTTGCATTGTTTTCGTTATAACACGTATCGAATCATTACAGTCGTTGATATAGGCTTTAGATGCCGCCATTTCTTCATTGTACTGCTGCCTTTTTATGTCTCCAGCCTTTAACTGTTCCTTCAGTTTCGCCTCTGCTTCTTTGGCTTTGTCGATTTTTGTCTGATACTCGGCTATAGCTTTGATAGCCTCATTATAATTCACTTTGATATCAAGTATCTTTTCTACTTTGTCTGCCATAATTAATCCAATTGAAAAAGTTTACATTCGCAAATACCTGTTTTCTCTGCTTTTATTGATATGACTGCGTAATATTTTCCATATTGGGCCAGATAAACAGGTACAGACATATCCAAGTTTCGTAATTCATGATCTCTGATTTCTACCAGCTCGGTAATAATCTTAGGTTCTCTAATATATTTCTGATAAGATTTGTAGTTGTTTTCAATAATAGTGTTCCAGTCCAGACCGTCAAAAGTTGCTGTATTGTCGTTCTTTAGGACCAGTAGTCTGGGATCTGTACTTTCGTTATATTGTAAAGCTCCGTCAGATGTATAGGAATATATCGGGATAGTTGCGATTCCACCTTTCATTTCAGACGCTGCGAAAGGCAATGTCAGCGTTTCCTGCTCATATTCCAAAGTCTTATCGTCAACGTATATGATTCCATTGTATTTGTTTTTGTCGTCATTTTTCCATTTGTATACATTCCTTTGAGAGAATCCGTCAATTTTGAAAGATATATTTTTAGGACGGTTTGCACTATATGAGGCGATAACTCTTTTGGTCCAGTTCAGAGCTTTGGTCTTATTTTCTATGATGGTATCAATAGGAACGAAGCTTACGATATTTCCATTGCCGGGAATGGCAAAAGTTCCACAAATAGATGCTATAGCTTTGATAAAGTCTATCTGTTTTATATCAGGTAGGTTTGGAACATAATAGAACCGGGAGTTTGCTTCATCAGTGTCTTTCAAATAGACAGTATCTCGCATCGTTATTTTGACATAGCTTCCTTCTTCTATTGTATAATTCCCCAATTCTGCATAAGGATCGTACAGTATAGCGCTGAGTTCCTCTGTATCTCCTGGATTAAACTCCCCATCTATAGCGAAAGAATACCTGTATTGATTTTCTTGTAATAAGGATATACTCGGATTACACCTGAATTTCAACTTGCTGGTTATGGATTCTTTGTTCCGTATATCGAAAGAAACACCATATTCACCTGAACTTTGCGGTTCCTGGCTAGTATTGACTATTATATTGATAGTTCCAATAATTCTAAGGGGTACGTTCTCTTTCTGCGGCTTGAATCCGATTACCTTGCCTGACGAATCTTTTGTTATAGCCACATAATAGTTAGATCCACTTTCCACAAATTGGAATATTTTGAGAATCCATCCTCCTGGAATATTATATGGAGATATTCCGTCATTTGTTAAAGTTGTAGTGCGAGCTTCGATTTCTTTTGGTGCGCTATTTCTTGAAAGCAATGGAATAACTAAAGTTTTCAACAGTTCGTAGTGTTGTTCTTGGAATTTAAAGGTGATATCGGCATCAGCTTCTATTTTGTTCAAAACCCACATAGCTGTAACCACAGGGTGATACCAGGCAGCCGGCTCATCATTTTTAAAGCCATAATCAATTTTAGGTATTCGGGGCGAATTGTCTCCTTTCTTCCAAATGATGTAATCTTCGTTTTCTGTCCTGCCGTACGATAAATCCTGCAATGTCTTGTTGTCATTTACAATTTCTGCAAATTTAGAAACATTGCCCCATGTCATGGCTATATCTATGGTTTCGGATATTTCTATAAGAATGACGCTGGCGTCCGGTATGATTTCAATCCCATTGCGCAAATAACGTCCTTTGTGGTTGATACGAGCATATTGTGCTGAATGGGATGGGAGATGCGCATAATTAATCACATGACAGTTGTTGACTGTCAAAGGTAGCTTGATGGAGTATGTGTTGTTGCTTGTGATCTTGCTTACATCGCTAAAAATATTACTTCTAAAATTCAATGTGATATTGGTACTTTCATTAATATCCATTGCTTTGTTATCTATGAATAGTAGTTGTTCTGTCATAAGCTCTGCACGTTAGTTTCAGGTAATATAATGTTCGCTTCAAAGTCTTGCAGTGATACCCGCTGTTTGACGAAATTTCCCACAGACACATTTACGGCCATCCATCTGGCGTTACCGTTATCATCATAGCCCATGAACATATCAACAACAGGAGATGTGGCCATTTGGTAAAGGAAGTCATAAGTTATGCTGTCTATTAATGGAGCGCATACGGGAAGTGTCGTTTCTTCCATTTTCCTTTGCTTTCGTCCGCTACCTCCATGGTATCCGTTCTTGTAACTGTAATCCTGCATATTGTTTCTGATGAACTCTCCGTCATTGGATACCTGCGAAGTCTCGTCTCCTTGCATGAATAGCCAGTAACACCACATTCCATGGCGGTTGATCCATCTCAAGTATATTCCACAGTCTGAATTGTCAACCTTACAAGTGATCTTTGTGGCCATATTGAGCAGCCCTCGGAAGGTGAAATCAAAGGTGTGGTCAAAAACAGATGCTGCCGTATTACTTCCAGGTAGATAAAATTCCACCCTGTCTGAAGCATCTATTCCAGCAAGAATGATATTCCATGCATTTTGTCCTGATAATGCGATAGGGGAGCTTTCGGAACCATCTATAGTTACTTTTACATTCCCTGATGTTGCAGAGTATAAGCCTACAGAGAATGGGTAGTTTTTGAACCATGTCAGCACTCGGCTTCCATTATACTGCTCTCCAACCTTACTGGCTCCCCACAATATGAATACGTTGAACTGGAAGCTGTTTTCAAGTGTTCCTGATTCGTTATACATATCAAGCTCTATGCTAAACAGACGTCCTAACTTACTATCTTCGGCGTGAGTTGACTTGTAATCGACTTCTCTGTATTCGTCAAAATAGCTCTGCGTATAGAATGATAGGTCAAAGAAGCAGGAACCACCGAACGTCGCTCTGTTCTCTCTGTCTGATGTGGCTGTGGTGGTGTCCGTTACCGTTGCAGTAACAGATTGATAGTTTCCGCCAAGGATATTTATTATCACAGGATTAAAGCAGAATCCTATTTGGTCAGGATATTCAATTGTTGTATTATCTATCGTATGTGTTCTCATTGTCGAAATTCAGATTTATATGTTCAACTTCTGTTTCATATATAGCCGATACCCTGCTGGCTATATTGTCCACGGTATTTTCTAGATCACGGGAATAGATTTCCTCATGTTTTCTGTTTCGGTATAGTTCCGTTCCTTCCTTGGCTATCTTTCTAGCGACAAGGTAGGCGAAGGAATCGGGCTTCTTTACTTGTATACCCTTATCTTCCACCCATTGGCGGATAATCTTGTAAAATCCTTTCGGAACTTTCCCTGGCCCACGTCCGGTTTCTAGTACCGCGAATGCCTGCCTGCCCCACAAAACGCCTCCGTCCTCCGACATTTCTACTTTCAGACTGCCCTTTGTCCTTCCACTGGCTACTTGTCCGGCTGCTTCATGGTTGGCTATAATTCGCTTGCGTAACGCTTCCAGCTCTTCACCTATTATCCTTAGGGTTCCGGCTTTAGTTTCTGCTGCCATATACAATCTCTTTCACGCTCTTGTTGCAAATAACAGTACCCATTATCTCTTCTAACTTAAGTTGGATAACTATTCCGGTTACATTAACATCCAGCTTGTCATAGAAAACAGAATAAGGGATATCTCCTGATATTTCTTTGAACATCCCACTCCTGTTCAATAGCAATATGAATTCTTTGGCTTTATTCTTGCATCCTTCTATCACTGCATCATTTTCTGTGCCATCAAAATCGAACTTGGTTTTATCCATGAATGCCATCATACAGTTAGGGCAGTCTCTTAACTGCTGTCTGCCTAGATTAAAAGTTCCGCTTACAGGAAGGAGATTAAGCACTGCCGGCAATTTAATCTTGTCCAGTCTTATATTGGCTGTTTGCCAGTTGTCAAAAAGGTAACTTACACCCTCCATGGAGTCTACTATCTTTTTAATTTTTTGCTCTACCGTCATTTCTTCTTACTTAATATGTTTCTTAATCTACGTTCGAATCTTACTCTTTTGGCGTCCATGTCAAGACATTTATATACTCTGACCCATGGCACGCTGTCTACTTCTGCATGATCAGTGATACCCATGCGCTGTGCATAGTAATCAATCATGCCGAAAGGTCCAAAATTTAGCAATTCGGATCCTGCTTGCTTCTCTTCGGGTGTGGGTGGTACATTCGTCGACGCGAATAGTTTATTTATTCGTTCAACTTCTTTGGCCACCCATTGTACGAATCCCAGTACATCGGTAGCTGGAAGTTGGGATATATAACGTTTACTCAGCCCCATCAGTACAGTACAGGGAACGAACAAGATATCGTGTTCTGTTTCGATGGATTGCAGTTGCATCAGTTCTCCCATATTTATGTCGTTTAGGGTATCTGGTGTCTTATACTGCCCTAGTTGATAAGGTTTTTTCAGTTCATCCAACTTGGTTCTAATGACCTCGGGTTCGGTGGCAATGCTGCTTATTGTCAAAAATTCTTTTACTGTCATATCTTTCCTATTTTTGCTTTTGGTCGTTTTGGTGTTGGTTTGATGCGGAATATCATTGCCATTATCAGCATATCAAGGTAATCTGTGGAATGACCTAATATTTCTTTCATTTTTTCTTTGCTGATTATTCCTTTCTTCCGTGTGTCTGCATCAATATGTGCTTGTTTGAGAACTGACAATTCTTCAATGATCCGTTCCCGCTGTGCTTCCGTGCATACGATACGAAGCAATCGATTGTTAATCATCTCAGCCAGTTTGAAGGCACACTCTGATTTCAAATTGTCAAATTCAGGATTAATAGGTCGTGCTCCTCCATGAAACTCCTTGATACCGTTCAGATAGCTTTCAAGATAGTTCCCCAATCCGTCAGAGTCCGCAATCATCTTACTACGAGGAATTGAGCATTCTATCATCATCCGCTTCAGGTCTGTTTCAATGGATTTTCCAGTACTGTATTCCTGATCCAGTTTGATAAAACACATATTCCCTTTCCAATGACCGGCGATAAATCTGTCTCGTCCCTTCATTGCAAGGTCTGCAGAACCGGTAGATTCACCTGCAGGAGCAATGAACTCATTCGTGAACAAGTCACAGATAGCGTCGTAGTTACACAGGGCAGTCGGGTCATTATCATACTCCCAATTGCCGAAATATAGGCGTTCCTTTGTTACCCGGTCTTTTGTGTTTCGAAGACTTTCGATGTAGTCTTCTGTTGCCCAAGGATTATCCTGCACCAAAGCTTGGATAAATGCATAAGGAGCTTGTAATTTGTCTTCTTTCCAGGGCTTGTAGAATTCACGGTATAGCCAGTTTTTCTTCGGGTTACAGGTGATAAGTATCTTTCCGGGTACATGGTATACATCGTTCATGTGGCGGCCGATACGGGTTTTCAAGACTTCGAAGGCAAGGTAGTGCACTTCACCAGCTTCCTCTATCCATCCTCCTGTATATTCCTTAGACCCCAATCGTTCATACATCGGATCTTTCACCGGATAATACGTCAAGTCAATATAAACGATTTCACTTCCGTTGTCGAAGGCTATCCCTTCATTTGTTGTCTTGTATGCCGTGAAGCTGTGAGAAGATGCTACCTTATTGAAGGTCACGGTAACGGACTCACGGCTATCCTTCAAATTATTTCGGCCAACAAACCAGCGAGTACCGGGAAGATAGTAGGCACATTGCATCAGCCATTCACAGCCTAGCCATGATTTACCACCACCTCCGGCACCACCATACAATAAAAATTTCGTTTTGCTGTCACGAAGAAAATTGTATGCCAATCGCTGTTTTAAGTTAACCTTTTGCTCCATATCACTTCAATTTGTCAGCTTCGGGAGTATAGGGAAGAAAGTCAAATCCGTTGAAGGGTTTGCCTTGTGTTGTATGATCCACTTCCTGTTTGTCGGACAACCCTAGCTTTCGGGCTATAATGTTTGCATTGAAAGCGCCAACACAGGCTCCTTCAAATTGTTGAGTCTCGATGGTTTCTTCCACCCGCGCGATGACGTGCAAAAAATCTTCATCATTTTTTTTCATGCATTCACTTCTGAAGCTACTCCACCAACGTGATGAAGTACCTAGATAGATACATAATCCGGTGAGAGAGTAGGGGCGCTGTGTAGGTGAAACTTCTTGTTGTGTTTGCTGTTCATTAACAGTTTCTGTTCTTTTACCTTTTTTGCGTCTAACAGGCATGGTACGTTGTATAGCCTTTCTTGTTGTCCATGGGTTTTCATCACACCATTGGAAATATTCGCACGCCGCCTCCCATAACGCTTCAGGCGTGGCGAAGAGTTTATCCCTGCCATGCTTGCTGCGTAACATCCAAAACTGATTTCCTTTAGGTGCTGCCATTGTTTATAGTGTTTTAAAGATTGGTATAATTTCTTTGTCCAGATCCCATTTGCGATTATTGGGAAGAGGAAGTGTGAATTCATATTGCAACGCTTTCAGATAATCACTCTTACTTGCGCTCCTTCCGTTGGTTGATGCTACTTGAAATGACGAACCTCTTAACTCTTTTTCTGGGCTTATCTTCATTCCTTTATCGAATATGTTAAAATCCTTTCCGATGTAAGCTGTGTTTAATCTGACGATGTCAGCTGTGGAATGATAATGCTGGAAGTACCATTCACCAAAACGGAAGTTGGCTGTGAAGTTCTTTGCGTCAAGAAATACGGCTTTAGAACGATGGTCGTGTGTTTCCTTGCGTTCAGATGATTTCTGGGCGAACAGCAGCGGAATGCCAGACCAGAATATCATTCCTCCGGGCTTGCATAATGCTGATAACGAAAGTAAGACATTCTTTTCATCCTCTTCTGAGTTCACAGAGTTCAACACGCTATCGCACACAACCACATCGTACAGCCCGTAGTCCGACAAGGTCTTGCATATGGAAGCACAGTCTTGCCTGATTTCCTTTTCATCAATGATGTCCGCTCCATCTTTGCGGTGGAAGAATTCAATGGCGTCAATGAGATAGCCTTTTTTCTTCAGTATGGTTGCGTAATCCTTTTGTCCGGCACCGAAATCGAGTATGCGCATATCCTTGGTGATGTATGGTATAACCTGCGTTTCATACAACGTTGAATGGCTACGCTTGCTTGGAACCCCGTTCTTTTGCCGTAGCCGTGCCTTTTGGGCAAAAGACTGTATATAGGTCTTTCGTTCCAGATGGGAATACTCGAACACTCCATATTCCTTAGAGAAGTATTTGAGCGCGATTTCTTCTTTCCCTTCTGGAAGGACATATACAAGTAGGTCCATACCTAATAGTTTTACCGTTTTGGCATATACTGTTGAGATGATCACTTTCCCGGTATGGTCACATACGGCATTTGCAAACTGGCCGTAACGGAGAATCATTTTCGTAAGGTCAACAACACGTGAGTTGTTTCCTCCTTTGGAAAGAATGGAGATATCTTTGTTGGATACAGTATAAAATCCTTCTGTTCCTTTAGGAAGACTTACATTGATTTCTGGTTGGATTTCCGACAACTCACATTCCGCATAGTTGTGAAGTTGGTTGAACCTTACTTCATCGGTGGAGTTTACACCATCAAGAATAAAGGCTGGAATATGGGTATACCCAAGCAGCTTCATTGTCTTTGTACGTTGGTGTCCTGCCATGATACGTTTATCCGATTGACGTATGATGATCGGTTTGATAATGCCTAATTCCTTGATGGATTTTTTTAAATCTTCTTGTGCTTCATTAGTGAGCAGGCGTGGGTTATATTCTGCCGGGTTCAATATTGATATGTCTATGTATTCCATCATAAGCTAAGTAGATTATTAACAAAACCAACCATTACACCGTTCTCATCCAAATATTCAGAAGCCCGTGCTTTCAGTGCTTCCAGTTCGCTTTCACTGACTGGAATCTTATACCCCTCAAATACTAAATATTTGATATGAGCTCCGGCTTCATAGTTTGCGTTCTTGAGTACATTATGACTGTCTTCTATATCTTCTGAAAAATCTGTCGGATCAGGAAAGCTGATGCCTTCCATACCCCAATTAAGCAACTCGTTACAATCCCAGTCAAACAACTTGGTTATGTCCCATTGTCCGTTGTTAACGTTATCACGTATGATTAGCTCACGTTCCCTTTCCTCGGTCAGGTTGGGAATAAGAACGGTCGGTACTTGTTGCATACCTAGCGATATACAGGCATCATACCTTTGGTTTCCGGCTATAATGATCAATTCGCCAGTACGGTCTGACAGGATGATCGGTCGGGCTTCGAAATAATCCGGATTGTTTCGGATTGACTCTTTAAGTTTGTCTAGCTGTTCATCCGAAATAGTTCTTGGATTGTTTTCCAGTTTCTTCAGTTCCTCTAGTTTTCTGTAAATAATTTCCATAATTGCTTTTTTTGCGTTACAGAAACGAAGGTACTTAATAAGGGAGCTAAGGGGAAAAATGAGGAAAACAAAGTACTGACACGGCTTGTCAATACTTTGTTATGTGTGTTATAATTCCTTTGTTGATATCAATGCCGAATTGCTGGTAAGATAAAGAATTACAGGAAAGTATTTCACTGGTAACCTGTAAAGTCTTGCATTCTTCTTTGATGAACGTTAATATGAAAAGTGGGAAAGATAGATAATGCTTTTTGCAGATTTTTGGAACGGAGTAGAAACGTGACTTTACTTGTTTTCGTTTTCATTACCATTGTAGCTATCCTCTGATAATCACATATCTTCCGGCGGCTATTTCACTTCTATACTCGACAGAATAGCCCTTGTCTATAAATGCTCTTATGACATTATCGTGCGCCAACTCCGAAATTTGGTGTCTGTCTTTAGCGTCACTTCCAGTATTTTTTGCCCAACAATGAGGCCAGTTATTTCCCCATCCTACGCCATAATGAAAGTAAACACATTCGCCTTTCTTTTTGATTTCCGAGAGGATGAAAGATGCAAGTTCGTCTTCCTCGGATTTTCTTCTATTTGATTTTGGTATTTCTATTGTCAACATACTAATTTTTTTTTGAATTATTTCTTTATTACAACCGCCATAGTGCTAACAGTAGTTCCACTCTCTTTAAACTCGCCAGCTCCAATTTCAAAAACTTCTCCATGTACTTCTTTCAGCCAGTTGCGGAAATCAATACATTTCTTTTCCGAAGCGAATTTCCAGTGTTGGCTAGTTATTGCTGCAAGCGTGCCGCCTTCTTCCAATCGATCATACATAAGCCTGACATGCTCTATATCCTGATTACCGGAAAACGGAGGATTTGCAATAATCTTAGTGTAATGCCCTACACTGTCTTTCGTAAAGTCTTCATCAAGGAGTATCACATTTTCCAACGAATGCAAAAACTCTCTGTTTTCCGGCATCAGTTCATAGCATTCCACTGTTACGGAAGGACAAGCCCTATGAATGGCTTTAATGAGAGCACCGCGGCCGGCACTCGGCTCCAATACCGTATCATTTTCATGTATTCCTCCGGCAAGCATAACCAGCCAGTCGGCAACATCGGACGGAGTTTCAAAAAACTGGTAATCCTGCTGTAGGTTGCACCGTTTACCCTCTTTCAAAACGGAAAACACACGTTTCGGATTAAACGGGAATGTGAAACCTTGTACCTTTCCACCTTGCCATGAGCCGCCGGCTTCTTCTATCCACTTCTTTGCTTCAGCATAAGACTTTTTGTTAAATTGAACTTGAGGAAGTTTCAGAACACCGTCCTCAAGAGTACAATGTTTCAATATCTCTTCCACACTCCATTTTTTGCCTTCGTCAGCCTGCTTTTTCTTTTCAGCTATCGGAACATCCGGCGCTAACAGTGAAGATATTTTTTCTACAACTATGTTGCTTGCGTCCATGAAGGCACTGACGCAAGATATCGCTTCGATCAAGAAATCGGTGTCAACATGCCCGGTATCGTCATAGATGTCTATCCCTTCGGTCATGGATGACAGTTCATTGAGCTGCGCAACACTACCATGTAACGTTTCGATTAAAATCTTTTTTTTGTTCGTCATAACTTTTCTGTAAATAAATTCTTGTTGTGTCTACACTTCCATGACCGAGAAGATCGGCCAGTTGAATAACATCTTTGTTTTTTTTCAGGAACATTTTAGCGAAAAAATGTCGGAAGGCATGCGCGTGCATTTTTTTTGAATCGATACCACAATGTTTACCCCATGCTTTCAGGTGTTGTGAAAAACCTCTCTGAGTCAACGGTCCGTATCTCCCGACAGCAAGAGTACCGGACTTGCCTGTCTCCTTTATATAGTCCTTCACCTCCTGTTGTAATTGCTTCTGGAAAAAGAAACGCCGATACTTGTTTCCTTTCCCTTTCAAAACAACCTCGCCAATTGCTATATCCTCCCATGTGAATTGCTGAAACTCCGAGAGCCGGGCTCCTGTAGTACCCAATACCTTGATGAAGAAATAGTAATCCTTGTTGAGTTTTGTTTTCAGATACTCCAGTAACCGATTATATTCATTCTCGGTAGGAACATTAGAAATATCCAGCTTACGTTTCATTTTAGGTCTCTTTAATTCTATCGGCTTTTTCATCCATTTAGAGAACTTTTCAATGGCTGTAATACGTAACCGGATGGTAGCGGGAGATAATTTTTCTTCTTCGAGACTTTTTATAAACCTCCTGCAATTATCCATGTTTACCTCATTGGCATACTCGAAATACTTCTTCATTGATGTGTAATATATATCAACTGTATGAGAAGAGTAATCATTGTTGTCGGTCAGCCACACAATGAAATCATTAAGTTGTTTCTTGTTCTTATCCGAAATGACATCAAGTTTTTCCAAAGGTTTCACCGCCTTTTCCCTTTTTCCATATCCGATGTTGAGATAGGATAATAGATCGCATATAGCTGAACACATTAGCGAATGACGCACCATGACATCAGCATTTTCACGTTTATAATTCAAATAGCCACGGCGGTTCACTTCTTTGGCCATTTCTAAAAAATCCGTGACATGCTTGATATATTTCCCGACAGTATCATAAGTCCTTCCTGTCGTGTATATGTAAGAAATATAATCAGTTAATATCTTCTGTCTGTCACTATTCATGGTTATTTATTTCTTTTTTTTGATTTAATCTTGATTGGATTGTTTTTGGTACCAGTACCCAACCATTTTAATTGGATGCCATGTATCCGGAGCCAATATTTAAATTCGGACGTGGTTGTCTGTTTCATATCTGTTCCGATTTGAATTTCTTGTTTATTTCTTTTTCAGCAGCTCTGGCCCCTTTCTTGAAACCCTCTACAAAGCTGTCAAAACAGGCTCTATGGATTTCTAAAGTGCATCTTTGCATAAGTGGGCAAATCGAGCATTTTTGGCTAAGCCCTGCGGACTTCTTGGCTATTTTCGTTACGTTTTTCATTGGATTTTTAAATTAATTATTACGATTTCTTTCCGCTGCGACTTCACTCATACACATCTTGCACCAGGAGGTGAGACATCGGTATTCCTTATCCCCACATCTGACAGTCCTGTTATAAAACCGGTGGAGCGGAAGGGAACGTCCGCAATGCGGACAAACCTTTCTTCCGGCTTCCGTACCGGCAACCGTCTTGGCTTTACGGTGTACAAGCGTACATCCCCTGCATTCATCCAGTCTGCCTTTGTACTTCCGGCATTTGTGCAGGGAGATGCGCCCGCATGGAGCGAATTTCTCGCAGTCGAATCTGGGTTCTGTGTGATAGATGTTCATGCAGTAAGTTTTTTGATCAGACTCATGTTCTTCTCCACCAGCCGGATAATGCAGTCATGATACTCCGATGTTCCGTTGCATACGGCTCTTGACTGTACTATCTGAAAAGATTTAAGATTCACTTCGATGGTTTCCACATGTTTTTCTCCGACTATGGCTGTCATGATCAGGCATTCACTGCGTCTGTAATACCTGTTGGCGTATACACAATGGTGCATGGCTTTGCCCTCCTTGTAGAACTGGGTTACGCTTTCAAGCGGACGGATGACTATGCCGTCGCCTTTGATTTCCATGCCGAAGAATCTTTCCATCCGGTTGTAGAATGATGCTATATCCTCCTTGAGCTGCTTTTCTTTTTGGATAGCCTTTATTCTGTCCCTTTCCCTTCTTTGCCTTGCCTCAATTTCATTTTTCTTTCTTAGTAATCTGTCGTGCTCGGCTTTTAAATTTTTGGGACATACGTATTTGGCGTTATGCAGATCCTTGTGGAAATAGGACAGCAGGCTTATATAGTCATTCCACATGCTTGCATCTCTGATTGTATAACGGTTGCGGTTGCAGATGTTGAAGGACGGTTTATATCGGAGTTGGTAATAGCCCGTTTTGTACATGTGCTTTAACATATCCGTCTGTCCGGTCTTGATACATAATTCCGCATCATTGCCACCTTTCAGAAGGTCTCGTACAAGTTTTGAGGGGGGTACATCGGGGAACCGTTTCCCGATTCCCCGCTTTCTCAATTCCGGGATTAGTTTCTTTCTTGGATATATCCATCCCCATATCGCATATAGGTCTCCACGATAATTCCAGCTGTAACTGCCGTATTCACCCTTTATGCTCAGTGGTTCCGAATATATCCATCCGCTGCTTCCCATATTCATCGGTTTTGCCATGATGGTGCGTTTCCCCTCGACGGTGATCCATTCCTGAACCACTTCAAAGAAAGCATAGTGAATATAATCCTGTCTGCTGTTCAAATCAAAATTCCTTTTTCTGACGTACTTGCAGCATAGTATATGCCTTATGATCTGGAACTCTCCGGCGGTCTGTAAGATGGACATGTACTTTTCTTCCTCGACTTTTCGTTTCCGGCTGATCTTTACGTCCAGTTTGTGGTGGCAGTACGGGCATTCGGTCGTATCACTGAGCAGGGTAGTCCCCAGCTCGCTATTGCTTGTGTCTATCCATGTTCCGCCGCACTCGGAACACCATAGCTCATCCTTGCACCTATATGCTTCGTGGGTGAATATATGTTCTTTCGCCCATTCTTTTTGTACTTCGGTAACGGCGGACAGTTTGCTGCTCAGTCCGGTTACACGTTTCTCAAGTTTCGTTCTCGGTTTCATGATTAGAACAAGCTCATTTGTTGTACATTATCATCCGCTTTCTTTCGGACGTTTTTCTTCCTGAGTGTCTGGTATTGTTCTTCCGCTAGCCGTGCGATTGCTCTGTCACGTGCCGCTTTCTTATCTTCCTCGGTGAGTTCCACAGGTTTGGCGGGGGATGATACGGACGCTTTCTCTCCGGCAGGCAGCCGGTTTATTTTGATATCGTCCTCATCATAGTAGTGCACTGCCATCCCGTAGACCTCCTCGTCTGAAATCGCTATGGCGTTACCACGCTTCCTGGCTTCACCCATGATATAACTACAGCATTCATCAATACTTTTCTTCTCATTCGCATATTTGGGGGCGAACAGTGAATCTTCTTCCGCCCGTTTGTCCAGATAGGCTTTGATTGCCTGTTTGAAACTGTCATTCTTTGCCATGATAAATTTGATTTTGAAGTGGTTGATTATATTAGTTATTTTCGATTGATTCTGATATTATAATCACAGAGAAACCTGCCGATATCATCACTCGCAATGTTGGGGGGTGGTGCATTATCTCCGTATATAGCCCGTATTGCATCCTCATTTCCCCCGTATGCCTTCCAATAGGTGTAGGCAGTATGGTTATTGGGAACGTTAGGAAAAAGTTCTGTGAAGGCGCTGAAATCGTTTTTAGCCTTTTCTTTGAGCTCCTGAATGTTTTTTACTCCCTCAATCATGGCGCACGCTGCATCTTCTATCCGGGTGAAACCTTTTTGGGATTGTTTCATGGCGGTTTCATTGGACAGTTTGACGTGCTCGTCTCTTCTATCCCTGCAAAAGTCCGATAGGGCTACCATAATGGACTGGTTGTTTATCCTGTTTCCCCAGACGAACTGTCCACGGCTCCCGTTTTTAAGCTGTGTGAAGAATATGCAAAGCTCGGCTAGATTGAGAAAATAATAGCTGGCCAATATGCTTAGCGCCGTTTCGGCAAGTTGTTGAGGTGCGATATCAATGCCTGCGTATCGGAGGATTGATTGCAGGTGCTCTGTGATAATCCTGACTGATGTGGCGTTGCCGAAGACAACATTGATGTCCGCAAGGGTGGGAATACCCTCAATCCTGATTGCTTGTGCTAATGTCAGGTTACAATTCAGCTGGGCTTGCGTGCCGGACCAGTTGTCAACCAATTGGGAGGCTGTTGATCCATTTCTCAAGGTCTGCTGGAGCGGTGTCAGTGTCTCCGGCTTTTTCCTGGATTGAGGTATCTGTCCTGGGGACATTATCACAGTGATCTGTTTTTGTAGGCTTGTTTCCATTTTGAAGTCTTTTTTCGATTATCCAAAGGTTAGCCCGGCTGTCCCATCGTTCAATTTTAGCCCCGTTGGTGTTTTTCCAGCTTAGCGCATCGAAGTGGTAGAAGAATATCTCCGCCTGCTGCTCCCAGTCCGGGAGCTTGTCACGGAAGTAATCTTTCACCTGTTCCAGGGTAGGGGCTATAAATTCGGTTTTTGGTTTTGAAGGCTTCTTTTTAGGTTTTTCCTGCTCGGGCTTAAATAACTCGCTAGAGTTATTATTATCTTTACTCTTAAGTCTTATATTAATGTTAGCCTTTTTACTTAAAGGTTTACTTAAGTCATTACTTAAGAGTTTACTTAAGGGTTTACTTAAATCATTTAAGTAATAAACGGGCGATTTCGCATTTTTCTTACCTGACTCAAACTGTAGTAAACCTTTTTGCTGTAATCTGTTCCTGACTTCAATTACGGTTGGTTCTGATATACCGGTTGCGAGGACGATTCGTCTGTTGGGACACTCAAACGGATTCTCCCAACCCCGACTATTGCACTCGTTCAAAAGGAAGAAGTACAAATAAACTTCGTTCGAGGAAAATGCTACACTCTGATGTGTCTTCCAAAATTGGTTTACGTAATCTATATAAGTCATTGTAGGTAAGAATTTACTTCGTTTATGAACTCCTGTAGTGAATGGCAGATAACATACTTGTTTTGGTATCTCTCTGCTTCTGTCTGCCACGTTCGTTGGTGCTCGCTCTGTGTACCCTTCGGTGTCTTCATCTCTATGCAGAGGGAAGCCCATCCCTTTTTGGGTATGAGCAGGATCAAATCTGCCACACCTCTCACTGCTCCTTCATACTTCATCCGTGCTCCTGTCTTGGCATCACGTTTGCCACCGTTAGGCACTGCAAAAAGCATACGTACCAGTTTGGGATATTGTAACCGGAACCATACCAAACAATCATGTTGTATTTGGCTTTCTGATAATGGTGTTGTCTGTTTTCTCATATTCTTCCGTTGAATAGGTTCATTGCCATATCTACCACATTCTCCTTAACCACATCATCCGTCCCTGTCACTCCGTTGGCTATTCCTTTTTTGGCCTGAATGACATCATACATATATTTGTCGATAGTATCCTTTCCAAGATAGTAGTAACAGTTTACGTTGTTCTTCTGTCCGTTCCGATGCGCTCGGTCTTCTGCCTGCTCACAATCGGAGAAAGTCCATGGGAACTCGATAAACGCCACACGGCTGGAAGCTGTCAATGTAAGACCTGTACCTCCTGATTTGTAGTTAAGGATGATCAGCTTGCAAGAAGGGTCGTTTTGGAAGCGGTCTACCGCTGTCTGTTTTTGAGTAGCATTGTCTTCGCCTGTAACGGTGACAGCTTCAGGGAATATCTTCTTTAGTTCCTGTACTACTTCTTTCAGGTAAGCAAAGACTATCAGTTTCTCACCTCCGTCAATCACGTCATGGATGAATTCGGAAAAGATTTTGATTTTTCCCCTGGCTGATATGGCTTTCAATATTCCCATTTTCACCATTACCTCGCCTCTTAATGCCTTGGCCACCTTTTCATCGTCCGCATTCTTGTAAGTCCGGAGATACTGTATCAGGTCGGCTTCCGCTTTGTCGTATTCTTTGCGATTGGATATGTCCACCTCTATATATTGGCGTGACTTGTCCGGCAACTGAGTGAGTACCTTGGCCTTTTCGCGCCGGAAGAAGCAGGTCGATGATAACCTCCAGTTCAGTTCTTTCACATTGCTTGACTGTTTAGGTCCATCGCAGAACCTCTCTACGAAACACTTGTATCCTCCGAAATCCTCTAATCGTCCCATTATCTTGAGTTGTTGTATAAGGTCTGTATTGTTGTTCACTACTGGGGTTCCCGTCAGTTCCAAGATATATTCTTTGCCTTTACATATTCCTTCTACGAACTTGGATTGCTGGGTCTTGGTGGATTTGCACTTGTGTGATTCGTCAATGACTACGGATTTGAATAACGATATTCGCGGGTCAAACTCAATGGATTTCATGGTAAACCGTGCATCCTCCTTTACTTTAAGTACAAAAAACTTTTTCAGTGATTCATAATTTGTTATGAATATGTTGCAGCATTTAGTCTCAAAGAAACGGTGCCAGCTGGCTTTATTGCGATCATCCAGAATCATGGCATTTTTTCCGGCAAATTTCTTAAATTCACGTTGCCAGTTTATTTTCAATGCGGCCGGACAAATGACAAGGCACGGATACGCTTTTGCTATCGTAACCGTGCCTATTGCCTGTAATGTCTTTCCCAGTCCCGGTTGGTCCCCGAATATGCACCGCTTGTGCTGTAGCGCATAAGCGATGCCTTCTTTCTGATATTCGTACGGTTCCAACAGCAATCCGTGTGGAACCGTAAGTTTTGGAAGGTCGGGAATAGTATAGTCATTATACTCTCTTGTTGTCACTTTGTGCTGTACCCGGCTGCATATCTTTGTCTGTACCGCCCAATCTGCCATCATCCTCACGTATTCCTTATCTTGTAGAGATACCTTCCAAGCTTTTTCGTCAGCGATATAGGCTGCCCGGATATTCTGTTTTACACTTGGAATCCGTTTGACTAGCTCCACTAATCTTGGATGATATGGGAAGGCTAGTTTGAAGCAGTTGGGGGTAGTAGTTACGCAAAATGGGGACGGCGGTATCATGATGCAAGTTGTTTGACTTTACGTGGTTTACGTGATTTAATTTTCTTTCCGTTCATTATTATGTCAACCCCTGCATCATTCATAGCCTGCTGGAATTCCGCAACCTCTTGATTGAAGTCTGGACCGGCTTCTGGAATGGCGTCCGGTTGTACGTCTGCGTTCGCCGTGTCTTCCTCAAACGGAAGTTCCTGTTGTACAATTCGCCATTTTTTGTTGAACAGATACTCTTTGACTTCGAACTCACAGGATTGGATTTCCTGCTCCAGCTCGAAGGCATTGATATACGATTCATTCTCATTATTGAACATGGTGAACGGAGCGCATAGGTTCAGAACTTTTCCTGTTTTGAGAAAACGTTTGGCTATCAGAGTAACCCCTTCATTATCTCCATCTCCGCCAATGGAATACCCTGTAACGTCAAGCACCTGTCCTATGATATCAGGCACTTCATCTACTGATTCTATACCGTCCACTTCTTTCTGTTCTGTAAGCAAAGCGGCGTGGGGATTCAGCTTGCTGAACGCATTGATAAGGTCTGATGTTACCAGGTTCTTGCCTTCTACGGTGGTTGTACCATTCTCATCCTTGTAGGTGGCCACCAAGGTACTGTCCTTGGTGATTTTAGCTTTTATGATCTTCATTATCTTCTATATTTATATTCGTTGACAAATTCGTTATAATAACGGTCTTCCGGAAGGGGAAGTGTTATTCCCAGTTCCGTGGCTGCATCTGCTTTGACCTTATTCAAAAAGTCCGTCATTTGCAGTGTGTTCAGTTTCGATGTGCTTCCGGCTATGACCGTTTCTTTTCCTTTGATAATGGTTGTCCTTCGTAGATATAGGTTGCAGTAATAATCGTGTACGTCCTGTTTGTCCGTTCCTGTTTCCTGTTCGATACAGGTAAACCAAAGCCACATTAGGGCGTTTTGACTTAATGTGCGCGGCTCTGTGTAACGTTCGATAATTAACCTGTAACGACCGTTACGGAGCTGCGAGCACATGAAATCAAAGGACTTGTTCAGTGTTACCACACCTTTTTCTTTTATAAGGATAGCTTCTTGTGCCATTATTCCAGTCCGAAAATCTTCTTGTCCGTGATAGATTCTCTATTAGCTTCCAAAAACTCTATGAAATGTTCTACGTGTGCCGTGAGCAGTTTCACTGTCTGTTCGTGATTGTAAGTATAATATTCCGGATATTGCGTACCACTGATAAGCGGTGTGCGGCTGGTACCGCCTTTCAGCGCATAAGCCGTAAACTCAAATGCCTTTATGCTTTCCATCTGACCGGAAGCAATTAGGCAATAAGGGTAGACATGGCGCTGCCACCCGTGGGCGTATTTGCCGAACTCGTATTTAGATGTGGATTTTATGTCATAAACAACATCCTTTCGGAGTTCGTCGATAAATCCGTATAACTCCACATTTCCGTACTGGGTAGGAAGAATGGCGGATACATAGACCTGACTTAATGAGCCTTTGAAATACTCTGCCTGTTCTATACACCATTGTCTGTCAAAAAGGAAATGCCGTGCAGGTGCGATATCCGTTGCTGGAAAAGCTACTTGTATGGTATTGGTTTCCTTATCGCCAATGATGGAGTAGGGGGAACGCTCTGTCGGCACGTGATTTTCGCAATGGACATAGCAGTCAATGATAGCATTGAAGGCTGTTCCCTTGTCGGCTGCTTCACTCTCAAACGGTACACGGTTGATAGCATCCAGAAGGTCTTGCTTCAGGCTCTCTTCGATTTCTTCCGGAGAGCGTTTATACTCTCCGGTTTCATTATCAATGTTCCAGAAGTTTTCCACTTCTTCATCAGCTCTCAGATACTTGTCGAATTTGTCAAGTAATGAGGGATAGATTCTATAACTAGGCTGCTTCATATATTTTTTTGACTTTGTCGAATTTCAATCCTAATTCCTTGCATCTTTTATTCAGTAGCATACCTGCTTGTAATTTGCTGTCGAAGATATGCTGCAGGCTCTCCAGTGATTGTTTCACTTCGTTGGCCGTGTCCGCATCCGCTACCATGGCTATCTGTTCCTTGATAACTTCCATAAGACCTTCATATTCGGAGGACAGTTCTGCCTGTTTTTCCTGATAGGTCTGATAAGTGTTTACAATCTTTGTCATAAAGTCGTTCGGTCCGGTGATTGTACCTTCTGCATTAATGATAACTGGTATCTTTATGCGTGCCGGAAGATTGCAGGTATTCTTACCGTAGAATTTCTCGCACGGATCAAAAGAGATGGTTCTGTCCTTACCTATGGCTTCCATATAGCCTACAAGATCAAGTTCTTTAATCAGGTCACCGGCAGAAGAACCTCCGATTTCCGGGCGTATCTGTTTGTCTTCTCCGTTCTTTTCCTCGCGTTCATGGGCTACGAATATTACTGATTTACCCATTAGTGTGACTTGGTTTACGAAGTTGATGAACATATTCTTTCGTACTCCATATCCTTGCAGGGACAGTGTGCCATCCGCTTTCTTCATTTTGGGATTGTTTTTCATTATATATTTATCCATGAAGGATAACATTTTTCCTGCCGTATCAATAACGATGGTCTTGTATTCGGCAATTTCTCCGCTCGTAAGAACTTCATCCACCTCTTCCCATTTGGAAATTTGTACGGTGTCTACACGGTGGGCTGCATTCACACGGTGAACGCCACCGTCAAAGTCCAGGAGTAGTGGCTGGGGAGAGCTTAACGCCAGTGTGGTCTTTCCCATACCAGGTTGTCCGTAGATTAATGCCGACAGGGCATTCTTAACTGTCAGTTCGTTAGGTTTTTTGATAAGTCCCATAATCAATAATTTTTAGTGGTTAATAAATGAGTTAAAAAAAATAGTTCCCGGATAGTCGGCCAGGACACACCGGGATAAATAAGGATATAGAATATAACATATAAAGAGGGCTCTCACCTCACGCTGTCCTTTCCAGCGGCTTTGGGTTAAATTATTATCTAACAAATTGCTCTCTGCTTCACTGCCTTGAAGTCTCTAACATGGCTACGTTTATAAGGGTGTACGGCTCCCTCTCTTTGGGTGTGGGTAATACAGGATTCGAACCTGTATCTGTATTCCTCCTGAAAACAATCACAAACCGTCTGAACGTAAAGAAAAAAGTGAATACCGCTTTTCCATTAAGCTAATTACCCGTGTGGCTTATGCCACTTTCTTTTTTAATTTTCTAGGCTTCCTTGGCATTTTGACCTGTGCATAACGCAGGACATCACTGGCATTGCAGAACCATTTCCCGTTTTGTGCGCATGTAGGCTTGTCGGAACGTATTTTGTTTTCTTCGATCAGTCTGATAAGCCTTCCTATGCCTCCAACTATTTTGGCCGCCTCTCTTTTACCGAATGTATGAGTGTCCATGATGGCTAGGATGTCTGCTAGCCGTGCTTCTGCCGTTCCATCAAATAAGATGGATGTCCGTAGTTGGTTGTTAACTGTATAGTTCATAATCTGAATCTGTTTTTGTTCGTCTTGTTCTTGATACTTGGGTGGTTCTTGTCTTTGCTCTGCTCCTGCATTGTCTCATGTCGGGATGAAAATCCAATGCGGCAATGACAAGGAACAGGATGGAGAAGAATAGCTCAAGCCCGTGTTTACGTATCTCTTTTATATCGAAGTTGATCTTCATGCGCTCACAGAACATGTATAATACAAGCTCGGTATCTTTAGAAATACCCAGCTTTTTGTATATATCCCGCTTCTGTGCTTTGATGGTCCATTCCGAGCGTTGCAGACTGTCGGCCACTTCCTTGTCGGCCAAACCCTTGCAATATTGTTCGGCGACAAGATGCTCGCGCTCTGATAGCGTAATCATGAAACACGCTGGATTTTGAACTCTCCGCGCTTGCGGTCAACCTCTCCTGTTCGTTTCCAATCGGCATTTTCTACACACATCTCCAATCTTAGTCTGGAAATGGTTGTGTTAACGGAAGATATCGCACGCACAGGGAACACAACGATATCACCTACCTTCATCGCTCTCAATGTGGCCGCCCAATTTTCTGTTACTTTTACCATATTACTTCAATTTAGCGAGTTTAACAATGTTGTCTAGAGCATTAATGCTGCTTTCGTGTCGTGCCTGTAGGCGGGTGAACGAATCGAACCACATGTCGCTCTGTTCCTTGACTTCTTTAAGGTCTTGTTCCAGTTCTTGTACACGTCTTACAAGGTCTTCGTGTGTCATGCTTTGTAACTCTTCTACTGTTGTCATAGCTTTATTTTTTTTGATTTTCAATATTGTCAAGTTCGTTGCTTATCACTAATGATGTTACCGCGAAGGCGGCGGATGCTATCCAGAACCATACGCCCATATCGCACATGGTAATAAGGAGTATCGCGTATGATACTGCGCATAATATTGATATTGCTTTCATTTGATTGTGTATTAGTTTTGTTCCCCCAAACCAATCCGATTGGCTGCATCACGCTTTTATTGGGGGATTTACTTAACTTTGTGGTGTCAAACAAAAAATTAAGTATTATGAACAAGTTTGTTGAATTCACCGTGGATGGTGAAAAGTGCATCATCAATGCAAGTGTAGTTCAGCTTGTAAATTTTAAAATGGAGCTAAAATCCATACGGGATTTAGCTTTTAGGAACTGTCAAATATTCTTCTGAACTAAAATTTCTTTCTTGTATATCGGGATAGTGAACAACTTTATGACAACGGTTTTGTTGATTATCCCAGTATCATCTTTTCCTATAAACCCATAGGTTGTAGGACGTATTTTTACTATTTTTTCAATTATTGCTTTCATTGTCATAAGTAGATATTATTAGTTTGTGCCCCGATAACCTCTCTCTGGTCTTCCCACCGGAGTTGTCAGCTACTGTTCTTCACTGCATAACCGTTCGGGGCATGATCGCTCTTTTTATTTTACCCTTACACGCTTGGCGCCCTTTGCCGCTTGTTCACTCAGGAATATTGCGTATTGCATTGTACCTTTCTCAGTACGCAAACGGCAGCTTTCAGTTACCTCCGGGACTGCACCCGTAACCCTACTCAAGTCTGCTTCTGATGTCACCAGTTCCGAGTCTTTCGGGATGTGTTGTTGCGGAGTGTCGCTTCTCCTGTTTGTTATGGTCAAACTCCATTTAGTAGCGGTAATCCCATCAAAAGGTAGGCTCGCTGGCCGTTACCGCTTAATCTCCGCAGTACTGGGAGCCTAAATATCCACGGCTGTTGGAGTTGTAGCAGTCTGACCATTCGGCTTTGAAAGTGACTTTTTCTGCTTTGACCGGAGTGAACACCTTGTTATTTCTTTCTTCCTGTTGTCTTGCCAGCTCTTCCTGCATTGTAACATTCAGTTTTGCCAGTTTCCATGTTGATTTCAGAACTTCACCGAAGGTCTTGCCTTGTTTCTTGCCTACATACTTGTAAGTTCTGTGGGCATCTCTCATAATCTGTCGTAAATCGAATCTTTTCATTGTCTTACCTCTTTTTAGTTATTACTTTTATTTGGTTATCTCACTCAAACTTGCTTTCTTTGTTTATTGTTATTGTTTGATGTTGCAAATATAAGTATTAATACTATTATTACTACTATTATTGCAATAAATAATACTTGTATTTAATATTTATTAATAATATGTTCGATTTAAAGAGATTCAGAAAGGAAAATGGGAGAATAACCCAAATGGCTATGGCTGAAATGTTCAACTGCACCCAAGGAAATATCTATGCAATAGAAGCATCTGGTAGGGATTTAACGGATGAACAACTGAACATTCTAAAATCCAAGTTTGGGGATGAAGTGGTATCGAAATACATCATCAATTTAACCTTGGACAAAGACAATCCTAAAACCTTTAAAGAAGCGACACATGATTTCTTTAATAAAAGGGAAGAAAGTTTGTTGGCAATTATTGAGTCTCAGCAACGTACCATCGAGAACCTTTCCAAAACCCTTGAAACCCTATCGAAGCGATGATTATGTCTCAGAGCGATGCCATAACCGATAATGATTTAGATTTCTTTCTCACCATCATAAGCATGTTCTGTGAATATAACCACACCATGCACTATTCAGACCGTGTGTTCGCTGATATAACGGACAACCCCGGCAGAACGAAACGGATTATCCTAAAACTGGCAGAGGAAGGATATATCAAGGCTGTACCCCATACGAATTTGCCATACAGGTTTACTATTGATATGACACCCAAAGGGACGGAATTTCAAAAGGAAGGCGGATATGCCTACAAAAAGCGGAAAGACCGCAACAAGGATATCCGCATTTCCGCCAAGAAAATCATTTATTACTTGGTCTCCGCTTTATTGGGCGCGCTTGCTAATCACCTATTTAGCGAATAGGTGTCCAATGATTGCACCAAGCATCGCAATTATTATGTGTAATGCTATGCGTATAGTCTGGTACTGATCTTCATCCATATTTATTCTGGTTTTTAAAGTTAATACTATATATTTTGCAACATCAATAAATCAAAGAACACAGAGTTTACCTCTTTTTAGTTAGTCAATATTTTTGCACTTCCGAACTATTTTTCGTTCCTTTGTGCTGTTGTTTATTGTTTGATGTTGCAAAGATACTAACATCACTGATATATCAATGATATTAGCCTATAAATATCACTGATATTAACTTTAATTATCATTATAGGCTTAATATATTAGTGATATGTACGATTTGAAAGGATTTAGACAGGCTTTTAATCTTACTCAAAAGCAATTGGCAGAGATTCTAAAATGTCAGCAGTCAAATATCTCTGGAATGGAAAAGACTATGAGAGACTTAGAACCGATACAGAAAAAAAGGCTGGAAGAAGCATACGGTTCTGAGTCCGTGGCTAAATTTGTTGTATCTTCTTTTTTGGAAAGTACGATAAATGATAGTCGAAACAAAGGGGATATGGGAGGCTACACTACATATCTTCTTCCCATGTCAGCTATGGGAGGAACGCTTACGGGTTTTGCGGCTCCAGGCGCAATGCTCCAAAATTGTGAGGCTATAATTTCACCCATTGAAGATGTAGACTTTGCCATTACAGTATATGGAGATAGTATGGCACCTGAATACCCCTCAGGTTCCCGTATTTTGATAAAGAAGATAAACCCCAATATTTTTATAGACTGGGGTAAAACATACGTTTTGGACACTGCAAATGGGGTTATAGTAAAGGAACTCCATGAATGCAAGGGTAAGGAAGGTTATGTGAAATGCCATTCGGTTAACCCGGACCCGAAATTCTCGGACTTTGACGTTCCTTTGTCAGAGGTGTACGGCGTATATCGAGTACTTATGTGTATGTCGGCAAAATAAGAAAAATATGCTCAACTGGAAAAATCTGAACGGAAAGAAATATCTTCATTTTGTTCCGGATGAAGAATGCACATGTATATATGTAAATGTTCCTATACGCGCTATCTTATATGAAGGATATAAGACATGCTTGATTAGCTCAGGAGACTTCATCATTTTAAAGCCGATTGGTCAAAAATCTTTTTCACTAAAGTCTGAATATTCAGGCGTCTTGACTTATATGGCTAAAGAATGGGAGATGCATGGAGTGCTATTTTCTGATACTGAATCTGATTTATTGTATATTGATACGTCTGAATCTAGTATTATGGAGTATAAAAAATGGATTGATGAGTTGGAAAACAGGAGAGCAATAAATAAAATAAAAGAGAAGCTTCTTGCAAAGAAACGAAAGCAAGACTTAGAAAAGGCTGCACTGCAAGAGTTAATGGATGAGGGAGAAATCTTTCCGGAAGCAAATAAGCGACCTCCTATACCTAAAGAAGTCGTTGATGTAGTTTGGAGAAGGAATGGAGGAAAATGTGTTTATTGCGGTTCTACTGAAAGCCTGCAGCTTGACCATATTATTCCCTTTTCCAAAGGTGGTGCGACTACAGTGGAGAATCTTCAATTATTATGTCAAAAATGTAATTTGCAAAAATCAAATAAAATAGGATAATGATGAAAGAATATATAGCTATATTTGAATATAATGGAGAAATACAGAATCTAGAATTTGTGTCTAATTCAAACTCTCAAGAAAAACTAAATTCTGAAGCAAGAATGTATGTAAATGACTATCTTCTAACAAAATATGGAACTGTTACATATCATTTTATAAGAGTTATTCCTAAATAAGAACCATTTTAAACACAATGTTTATATAAGCTAAAGATGAAAGTCAATATTAAAGTTAGAGATAATTATAAAAGCTATTGCTCCTTAATAGATGAAGAGAAAATTTTGTTAAATAACAAAATCGTTCTTGACGAAAAGAAAAATAGCAGACCGGATTATAAAGAAAAAAATACTCCTACTTATAGCGATGTCTTACCAAATGATATAATTTTTACCATACAACAAAAAGAAACTGAAGAAAAAGATTTTAAATTCATTTTACGCTGTGTTCCTTTTTGTGAAAGACCTTTTTTTAGATATGATTCTACGGGACCTTCTCATAGGAATTCCAATTTGCCTATTCCTATAGAGGAACAACAAGTTCCAACTCCTCATTTTCATCGGTTCGTAGCTGATGGAAAGGAGATAGCTTACAAGACAAAGGTGCTGTTGGATGAAAAGCAATCAAAAGTTTTGGAAGATATTTCTATGTGTGTTTTGCATTTTATGCAGGAGGCCAATATAAAATTTGAAAATTTTGATTTAATTTCGACCCCAGGTGTTCTTCCTTTTAAAATGGAAGAAAATATTGATCCTTTAGAAAATGTACAATTTGATATTGAATAATCATGGAAGATATAATAAAGATTATAATAGCGTCATTTAGTTCTTTGTGGAAAGTGAAAAAATATGGAAAGACCATAGAAATAATAACGCCTTTCTTTACCACAAATGATTGCTTTGTTTCTGTTTTTCTAACAGAAAGAGAGGGCTATTACATTATTACTGATGGTGGTTGGATTAGTGAAAATTACTATAATAATTTTTTCGATAGTGATGATGAGTCTTATTTAAGACTGTTCACTTATTATAAGGAACAATATTCTATACGTGAGACGGAATCAAACAATAAAATTTATTATTATAAAACTACAATGAAAAAAGAATTAGTACCAAATTTGGTTCTTGAGGTGTCTAATTTTATTTCAACCGTGGTAAGTTCTTCTTTTATAAAATTTCAAGATGATAAGGATAAGGATTTGCAAAAGAGATTCCGTACGCAGGTGAGTAACTTTCTTACAGCTGGGTTTGATAAGAAGGAATTGTCGTTTAATGGGTTTATTGATGAGAGGTATAAGGATATAAAATTTAATGCTGTTGTTAAAAGAAGTGATAGATTTACATTGTTTAATTATGTAACTGGTACTACTGAATTTTATTTTCGTGGTAGTATTGGACGTTCTAATATGAATTTCCAGTTAATAAATAGGACAATGCTAAAAAAGCAGATACATAGGCGTGTGACGGTTGTGAATGATCAAGCTTCAGGATATAAAATTGAAAAATTGAAACAATATCTTGACTTGATATCGGATGAAGCGGAGTCTGTAGTCGTTAATTGGACTAATAGAAAAAAACTATTAGAATTATAATGGGATGATGATTGTTTAATACGAAAAAACGTTAGACAATGTAATAATGAAGTCGGTGATACTAGTGTGGGGAGCTTTAGCTTTTATGCCAAGAATGCAATCTACAAAGATCAAATAAAATAGGATAAACTTATAATTAAATTTAAGATGAAAATACATCATTATACTTCTATTGAAACATTAGAAATGATTCTTAAGAACAAAAGTATAAAGTTTAATCGTTTGGATCAAGTGGATGATAAAGCAGAATATAAATATGACTCAACGGTTTATGATACGAATATAAAATTAGGTAAATATACTTTTGTGAGTTGTTGGACTAAGTCGGAAATGGAAAATATTGATTTATGGAATCGATACGGGAAAGGGAATAAAGGTGTAAGGATAAGTTTGGATGAGGATATGTTTGAAACTTACGATGTGGGAACTGTTAATAGATCATTTTATAATAATAGGGAATATTGTTTTGAAAATTTTGTAGTCAGTTCTTATATTAATAAAGTCGGTCTTGTTGATGTGAAATATGAACAAAATATTGAGCTATATTATAAAGAAGCTATCAAATGCTTTGATCAAGGAGTTGCGTTTAAACATGATAATATTGGCATTTATAAGAAAAGGGAATGGGGATTACAGAATGAAAGCCGTTTCATTATTCATGCACAACCGTTTGAACCGGCTTTAATGAGCAATCATCCTTTGAGCTTTCCGTTGGCTCTTGGTACTGCTTATAGAAATGGAATGGAGCTGAGTAGAACAGCCCTTTATATTCCATTAAAGCAGGAAGTTTTAGAGCATTTAGAAATAACAATGGGACCTGGAACAACTGATGAAGATCGGAAAAAGGTTGAAAAGATATTGAAAGATTGTAATATTAAAGCAGAAATCAAAGATAGTGCATTAAAGGGGGATTTATAATATGACTATTCTGGAAAATGTTAGATTATGCTTGGCTAGGTATAGTAGTTCAGTTTATTGACGAAAACAAGAAAGATGTGAAACACGTTATTGAAAGCCTTGATGATATTTATAACTATGAGGATGAATTCTTTAAGGCGATCGATATGTACGAACATAAGGAATAGGATAAAAGTTCTAGAAGATTAATTAAAAATAATTGCAGCATTAGCAAATGTATTGTTAGTGCTGCAATGTGAACATTGGAGTTTTATTATATATGATTCAAAGCATATATGACTGTTCATGTCAGTGGAAAAATCAAAAACACTGTAGGCTTTCACCTTCATGCAAAGGGTGGGGATGCCGATTTCTGTCTACGCCCATTGAAGAGATTCCAGCAACAATCCAGGAGAAAGCAAAGCTCTTTTCCAAAGTGTACCGGGAAGCGAAGCAAAAGGGAGTGCTGGAATGCCCGCACTACCGATCAATTTTCATAGATGAGGTGCTGGCCAATTTGCCGAAGGGTGAAGTGTGTTAAATAAATGGTTTATGTTATTGTTTATTGTTTGATTTTCGTATATTTGCAATAAATCTTAATTTGAATGGGAAGTTGGAGTGAACAACAGGAAGTAAATAAAGAGCGGAAAGAAAAAGATAAAACCAGACGAGATAAACTCGCAGGATATTTTTTCAACCTTTCCCAACTGACTTTTGTTGCATTGGTATTAGGTGGTGTAACTCCACTATACACTAATATTGAAGTAGGAATAAATTGGTATATATTAGTAGCCGGAATTACACTGACCATAATTTTAGCCAATATTGGAAACTTAATTTTAAAATAACACAATATGGAAATGTTAGCAGCAATATTCACCGCAGGCATTATAGTAGCAGGAGCATTTTTGATTTGGCTCAAAACCAAATCTGGGAAGAAATGGCTCGCAAGCTTATAACCCATTGAGAACTTTTCAAAGAAATAGCTATGGGAAGTTGGAGTGAACAACAGGAAGTAAAGAAAGAAGTCAAGGAAAAGGACAAGGTAAGACGGGAAAAACTTGCTGGGTTGTTTTTTGATTTAGCAAAACTTTCATTTGCCGGACTTGTTGTAGGTGGAATAGTTTCCATGAAGCCTGATGTAGATATAACCCTTGACATATACAGGGTTGTTATAGGTGGAATCTCTACCATCATTTTTATTAGAATAGGAAATACAATTTTAAAATAAAGTGGATTATGGACATGTTAAGTTTAGTATATACAATAAGTGCTGTTGTAGGTGGTGGATTTTTGGTGTGGCTTAACACAAAATCCGGGAAAAAATGGCTCGCAAATCTATAGTGTACTTTTCATTGGAAATTGAGGGTATTATGGACGCATTAGGTTTTAGTCTGGTAACAAAAAGTGGTTGGCTGGTCTGTGCTCTCTGATGCCTTACAATTTTGGTTAATGTATGAAAAGGAAATCCCTTGAATGTTTATGGTCGTTCAATTATAGTAGTGAGTTGAGCGGCTTTTTAGTATTTGGACGTTAGAACAGGGAAAATAATGAATAAAATAAAATAGAAAATCAAGATGATTTTTACTAAAACGAATCTTGGAGGATTTTGAATGGGTAGATAACCTTCTGCTTGTCAGTATAGTAAGCGCAGATCAGAATTCATACTGGCAGTCTAAAGGTGGCGAGTTCGAGTCTCGCATGCTCCACTTTTTTAATGATAAAATGAAGGTCTGCGAAGCAGGCCTTTTTTAATTTAAAGACTATAGATATGTTAATTTATAATACAACTTATCAAACAG